TCATTTCTTTCCGCCCAGCAATCCCGCCTTGCCGAGCGCACCGGATAAAAAATCGTTCTCCAGTGTCAATTCGCCGATCTTGGCGTGCAGTGTTTTGACATCGACGGTTGGACCCGCCGGTTCCGCCTTCGCTTCATCACCGAAAACGCCTGTCGCCCCCTCAAGGAGCTGGTCTTTCCACTGTTTGATCTGGTTGGCGTGCACGTCAAACTGCTGGGACAACTCCACCAGCGTCTGTTCGCCTCGAATAGCGGCAAGCGCCACCTTTGCCTTGAAAGCCGGGCTGTGGTTCCGGCGCGGTCGTCTCGTCATGGTATCTCCTGTTCACGGCATCTAAGCCGAAGTCAGGCAGAAATTCCACTTATCCCCGCTGTTCAAATTTCCCGAGCCAGCTCTCTCGTCGTCCTCATCGAAATGATGAGACAACGCCTCAGAGATCGCCTTGGCGACGGCGCCGAAGTGCTTGAGCTTCAGCGCTCCAATAGCAGCTACTTTATCGCCGCGCACGGTAAGCAGGTCGAGTGCGGCCACAGTAGCGGCCGGCTCGACGCCTGAAAGGCGAAGAAACAGATCAGACATGCTCTTGCAGGAAAGACGCGAAGACACAGCGGCAAGACCGCCCATCTCGGCAACGATAACCAGCGGCACCTTGCCAACGAACAGGCCGACTTCGCCGCGCGCGCCATTCACTTCAAGCGGGAACGGCTTTTCAGTATCGGCCAAATTACACCTCCGCAACAAATGTCAGAACGCCAGCAGCAACGAACGTCGCCGTGAATTCCATGTTGCCTTCCATCTCGCCGCTGAACTCGAATTCAGAAACGAACCAAGGGCCGGTATAAGTACCCAGGCCAGGAACGATCACCTTGGCATTGAATTTGGTCGCGTCGTTGACGTGCGTCATAAACGCGGTGTTCGAAGCGCTCTTAACGAACTTGCCGGAACCGGAGAACGTGCGGTTCTTGATGCCCGGCTCTGCTGTTTTCTGCGGCGTATTCTCTGGATTGACGCAGTCCGTGATGGTCGTGTCGACCTCATTGGCGGACATATTGAAACTGCGGGTCGTGAGACCGCACAGGTTCGAAAAGACTTCAGGAGTTTCGCCGTCACCGATCTGGATGAGCAGCGTACGACCAATCTGTTGACCGTCGGCCATTTGTAAACCTCAAAAACTAGGGGTTGGTGGCCAATCAGGCCGGTGTCTCGACGCGCGCGACAAACTCGACGACACCGTGGGTCGTAACTTCGTCCGGGTCTTTGAAATGACGGGTGTCTTGGCGCATGATCGATATCAATCGATGTGAGGGCAGTACTAATGGCGCTTCATCCAGAGCCTCGACGACCTCGTGAATGATTTCCTTCAGCTCCTTGAAGCCTCCGGAGTATTGCGACCAAACGTGAATCGTCATGTAGATGAGGTTCGACTTCAGACAGTCGACATCATCTCTAATGACTTGGCTTTCGCCGTATTCGACGTACGGAAACGGTGCGTTGGTCGGCGGTCTGTCATAAATTCGTTGGGCCACCTTCGCCGTGAGACCGGCTCGAGCCTTTAGCCTCGCAACGATGGCGCCCTGGAGTTCTAGATCTGGGTTAGCCATTACTTTTTCATGGCCTCCCTCACGCCTCGCCAGACGGCGTCGTTGATGCGCTTCTTCGCTTTTGCCCTAAATGCTCGCCACGTCGGGAAAATATGCGGTTGCGCCCGCGTGCCAGGGTGCATCTTTGCGCCTGCCTCCTGTTTCTTGCCGGCAACCGTACCGCCGCCCTTCGCAACGTTATGCGGCCGTGTGCCGAACTCCAAAAAGTGCCAAATCCACGCAGCGAAAACGCCAGTCGCATCCGGATCCTTGCTGGCCGATGCGCCAACAAGAGCTTTCGCAGTCGGTCTGTCAGAAATCTTGGCACCCTGTATAGAGGCAGCGTAGTCGCCAGCAGTTGCGCTGTTGCTTATCGGCGCTCGATCGGAGATTTTATCGGCGGCTTCGGTAGCGATCTGTAGCTTCGCTTCGGCGGCATACTTGTTGGCGAGAGGAGCGACCTGATTCAGCTTCTTCGTCAGCGCTTCGCGGCCTAAGACTTTTGCCTTGATCACGACGCCTCCCCCTGCACCACAAGCAGCTCGATCCACTGGTTGCGTTCGTCGATGTTAACCGCAGCCTTAATTGCGTAAGGCACACCGGTGCGCTTGTTCCGCGCCCGCCATGCTGGCGTGATGGTGCGAGTGCGTTCGTTGCTGCGGACAGTCATGATGAATGGTTGCAATCCCTGAAGCCGGCTGGCGATTACCGTCTCGCTACCGACGCGCGGCTCGAGACGGGCAGGCTCGACGAATTGCTCCGCGAATCCCACCACAACGCCACCATACCCGTCATCGCCCTCGACCTCGGCCTCGAAGCCGATGCGCTCACTCAGCGAGCCTGCGCCCGTCCTCTTGCGTTTTGGCATTCGGTCGATCCTTGGTGGGTTCGGCAGCCTTAGCCGCTATTGCAGCCGCGGCGCACTTGCGCGTGACGTTGTAGAGGCCGACTGGATAGGCGATCGTGAAACCCGGCTGGCGCCAATCGAACGGTTCATGGAAGCGGAGCCACATAGTCGTCCGCCACTGTTCGCCAGACACGCCACGGTGCCAGAAGCATCCGCACCGCTCGCGGAAGGACTGCGTCGCCCGTTGCCTTCGGGTCAGGCTCTCGCACCTCGTAAAGATCGCCGGTCACAAGAAGGATCGCGGACACGATTGCGGGTGTTGCAGCGATGCCGTCAGCAGCAGAAGGCGTTTCGCCTACGGCTACAACTTCACGATCAAGATGCTGCGTAACGATGCTTTCTGCAGCATCACGGTAAAGGCCGATCTCCGTATCTTCATCATCATGAAAGACACGGAGATGCTTCTTTACGGTTTCGAGATCGACGATCGGCATATCAAGCCGCCACTACTGCGGCAGTAGGCGCGCTCGTGACTGGCACGCTGCCCTTGTCATTTGTGGCCGTTACGCGAACCGTGATGGCCTTACCAACGTCGCCGGCGATTGGAACATAGGTCGCCGCAGTGGCGCCAGAAATCGCGACGCCAGCAGCAAACCACTGCCGCGCGTAAGTCGGCGAGCCGGACCATGTGCCGGTAGTCGACGTCAGCGTCTGGCCAACCTGCGCCGTGCCCGTGATGGCGGGTGCAACAGAATTCACCGGTGAGCCGATACCGTTGACGATACCAGCGCCGATATAGGATGCGACCCTGCGCTTACGAACCTTCGTTGATAGCATCGGGTTTGTCCTTCTTCTTCGTCGAGCGAGCAGAGGAAATCACGGGCTTGTCAGCGGCTTCATCCGCGGCGTCGTCTTCTGTAGAGGCTTCAACTTTCGCCTCGCCAACGATGTCGACCAGGCCCAGCTCATCGAGCTGCTTCGCCTCGCCTGCCTCGACCTTGAACGGATCGCTCTTTTTGGTCTTCAGTTCTTTGCCAACAGCAAACGTGCGTTTGGCCTTCACTTCCAGAAAATCGGTCATGTTCACTCCGTAAGAAAAAGGCCCCTTAAAGGGCCTAGATCAGGTAAATTTGTTTCGCTTGCTTTCGGACATTGTCTAACGCCCAAAGTGGCCGCAGATTGGTCAGCGCCCAAGCCGCCTTAAATCCTTCGCAATCGACTGTACTGAATTCGAAACTCGACTTCGGCACGATGTGATCGATGTGCCACTCACTGCGGTTCCCCCAAGACATCCCGGGAAGAAACTGGCGCTCCAGATGCCGCACAAGGTCCTCTAGCGAATAATCGACGAGATCACGCCAGCTTTTGCCAGACTTGCCTGCTGCCAATCCTCGCGAAATCATCGTGCTCATATGCCGAGATACAGCGATTTCCGGTCGCCTGCGTTGGTCTCTGTACCAAGCGTTGAACTTTTCCTTGCGGTGCGGGTCGCTGCTTCGTGATTTGGATCTTTCTCGAGACCGGGCTCTGCCGGCATCTGGCCGGCATGGACCGCAATAAAGCGCTCGGCTTTTCGATGTAGCTACGAAATACGAGCCGCACAACTGGCAACAAAAGGTCTCCCCTTTCACCTTGGGGATGCCACTTTTGCGCCGTCTGCGTTCCGATGCCTCTACATCTTTTGCACGTTTTCGAGAGGCTTTGCAGGCTTCGCAGTATTGTACATGCAGCGTTCTACCGAAAACAGCAGAACCGCAATCTGGGCAGACTTTGGTGAGCAACCCTTGATCGGCGCCATCACCGGAAGTATCGTTAATCGCAAGCATCTTTGAACCCTTACGTTCTCAGGTGTTAGCGTAACGGCGAGATTGCCGTCTCACCGTTACGCGTCTCTAAGAATATAAGAGTTTCAGCTGTTTTTATCCAGCTTACGGGCCCTCAACGTCGCCGGTTACAAACGCCTCGGGACGATAAACAGCCAGAGCCAGGCGCTCTTCGGCGCGGATACTGATCATGTTCTTCTCGAAGTCGTCTACGTTCTCGCTCGAAAGCAAAACTTCGACGTCCATGCGGTCGAAAATCTGGGCAGCGTAGGAGAACGCGCCGGTCAGGAACTCACCAGCAGCCATAGCCTGCGTCGCAACAACTGGAAGGTTCCAGAGCGTAGGTGCGATGGAACCCTGCGGATTACCGATGATGTAGTTACCACCGGCATCCTTTGTCAGTTCGATCTTCGCCCAATCGGTCGGGTGAAGCACGATGCCAGTTGCCGGAAACTGCGCCAGGAAAACCTGTAGAATTGCGAGGCGGATGCGGTCGATGCCAGTCTGATCGGTATCGGTGAATGCCGGAGCAAACGCCGAAGCCTGCGGAACCAAACCGTGGATGTTCTGACCGGTGCCAGAACCATTCAGCAGCTGGTTTTCCTCAACAAATTCGAGTCCGTAGCGAGCCTGTCCGTCGATGTACGAGCGCAGCCCCTCGGCGTCATCCAGAATCTGACGGGAGGCCTTGAACAGATGCGCCAGCGTGCGAACCGGTACGCTCGTCATATCAAACGTCAGATCCGAATAAGGCTTGGCAGTCGTTTCAGCGACCGGCGCAGCGTTGTTCGTGTATCCAGTCTGCTTGACGTACTCGATGTTGGCGGCCGACGTGCGCCCCTGCAAAAGCAAGTCACGGATGGTCATCTGCCGCTGCGGAAGGCCGATAATACCGGGAAGGCGCTGCCCAGGAACGAGCGAAGTTCCGACCGAGCGACCGGCGCCGACTGTGGTGTTCGCTGATGTGATAGCGGAGCGCTCGGCTTTCACGCGGATGGAGCCGCGATCTCCGCCTGTCAGGTTGCCCGCCTTGAATGCGGCACTTTCAATAACCAGCTGGCCGAGCGACTTTTGCTCTTCCTCGCCGCTTTCTTTCTCTCGGGCTACACGCTTCTCCATGTCGGAAAGGCGGGTCGTGACGTCGCCGAGTTCGGCAAGCGCCTTGTCGGTCTTTTCAGTGAGATCAGCAGAGACCTTTTCGCCAGCGGCGGTCTTGCGAGTGAATTCTGTCGCCAGTTCAGTCACATTCTCCTTGATGGAGGCGAGCGACTTCGTCAGGTCGGCGAGACCTGTTGCCATTTCATCGGACATAGGGATTCCTAAAGCTTGATTTTGAAGGATTGCGCTTCGGCCAAGGCCGTTCTCAGCGCTGCCAAAGCAGCAGCATCCGTCTCGACGTCAGGAGCCCCCTGACCATCTTTGAGGTAGAGCCGAGCGGCCCGCTCTGCCTCAGAGCCCGACAACCCCATCAGTCCCCTGATGCCGTTCTCGAACTCGCGTTTTGTGATTTGCTCGCCGGCTGACATCTTTTCGACCAACGTCTGCGCTGCATCAGCCTTCGCAGCGTTAGCGGCCTTGATGCGCCTCACCGGAGCAGGCTCGACGTCGGCACCGTAGCGGGCCAGAGTCTCGTCAAGCGTCGCAATCCGGTCGACCATGCCGCGGTCCATAAGGGCTTCGGCGTAGAAAACTCGGCCTTGGCCATAATTGTCTTCGACTTTGCTGACGGTCACACCTCGACCTTCGGCGACGGCTGCGACGAAGCGATTGTATGAGCGGTTTACGCCGTCCTGTACGTGGGCCAGCGCTTCCTTGCCGAGCGGTTCGGTCTCGTTGCCCTCGACCTTGTGCTTGCCGGCAGAAATGTACGTGCGTTTGATGCCGCGCTGCTCAAAGGCAGCAGAAAGATCGTCGTGGGCGGTGTAGACGCCGATCGAACCGGCGCGGCCAGAAGGCGTGACGACGATTTCGTCCGTCGAAGCTGCAATCCAGTAAGCAGCGCTCGCTGCAAGGCTGTTCACCTGCGCAATGATCGGCTTTTCGCCACCGCGTAGCTTGCGGATTTCCGTTGCAAGCTCGTCGGTGCCTGGGACCGTGCCTCCGGGGCTGTCGACGTCCAACACAACAGCCTTGATATCCTCGTTCGAAAGCGCCTTATGCAGCGCTTTCTTGATGCCGGCATAGGATGTGCCGCCGCTCATCGCGGAAAACAGGTCCATTTTGTCGGCCAGAACCCCGTAAACCGGGATTACGGCGACGCTGCCGCTGGTTTCAGCAATTTCCTTGGCTCGCGCATCGTCGATCGATGCCGCGAACTCGGATGAAAACAGCTTCTCACCTTCGGCCCGCGCCACCAAAACATCAGCCAAAACGCCCAGTTTTTCGCGCTGAATAGCCCAAGGTTCGGCCAGAAAGGCCGAAATCAGGTGTTCAAACTTCATGATTTTCCCTTATGCAGCGCGCGCTGCTGGCGTTGGTGCCGGAGTTTCGGTCTTGCCGAGCGTATCGAGGCGCGTCATCGTGCCATTCACGATGGCTTTGTTGCCGCCGTCGACTGGCGCCTTATCTTCGTAAGATCGAGCCTCATCGACGAGGTAGATGCCGTTCGTGACCATCTTCGACAGGAATTCTGCCCGCGCCGTGCTGTCGCCACGCAAGAGTTCTTCCATGTTGAATTTCACCTTCGTGGTCTTCCTGGTCTTTGCATCCAGCAGGTCACGATAGATTGCCGCCTCGATGCGCTTGAGCATCGGCCGCATGCAGGTCTTGGTGAATTGCAGGATCAGTTGCTCGATGCCGCTGCCCCAGGTGGTCGTGCCGTTGGCTGCGTGCCCGATCATAACGGGCGGCACGCCGAAGATGCGGCAGATCTGCTCTACGCTGTACTGCCTCGCCTCAAGGAACTGAGCGTCCTTGGGGTTGATCGACATTGGATACGGCTTGAAACCGGCCTCCAATACCGTCACCCCGCCAGCCTTCTCGGCACCGGCGAACTGCGTCAGCGTGTCGGAAATCTGCTTGCGTTGCTCAGGCTTCAGGATCTGATCCGAGCTGACGATGAGCGACGAAAGCAGGCCGTTCTTGAACATCCGGCCGGCGACTTTCTCGCCCGCCAATGCGCTCCCGACTGTATTGCGCACAACGGCAATCGGCGACATGCCGCGATCACAGCCAGGCAGCCGCACGCCGCGGACGTGAAACATCTTACCTTCGGGCACTCGACGCTTTTTGCCGTCTTCCGTCACCTCGTAGTATCGCGTGTTCCTGCCGTCTTTCGACCGGCACACATCGACGCTCAAGGGGTGAAGCGGGTTAAGCGCAACGAGGCGCTCGCCGTTCATCTTCTTTTCCGCGAAGAAGTTGCCGTCGAGCAGCAAGCACATCGCCGCCATCGACCAGAACTCTGGCGCCGTGTCGTCCATGTTCGGCATGTCGTGCAGAAGCTCGTAAAGCGGAGCGTTCTTGTCGACCGTCACGCCGTCCTCGCCGTAAACGATGCAAGGAAGCGTGCCCGCCGCGTTCTGCACGAGGTTGACGCATGCCCAAACCGCATCAAGCGACAGGGCGCTCTCAATCGTGACTGTCTCCCCGGACGTGGTGCCGAGGCCAAAGAAGCCTCGCCAGAACTCGCCGTCGGTGAGCTTGATAGGCCTTCCGACCCATCTCTCAAAAAAGCCCATCAGGCCTCACCACTAGGTTGCCCGTCACCAGGTGACAGAGATGATATTGTTGACGAAGTCGTCCAGGTTCGGACCGGTTTCTGCTGGCCCATCCAGAGCGGCACCAACGGCCATTGCGCTTGCGACAGCTGGGTCAATTCGTACCGTGCTCTTTTTCTTGGAAAACCACTGGTTGCCCATAAGTGGATCAGTCTCGATAGCTACGCCCATAAGAGCGCCGAGCAAGACTGGGGATCGGCGCATTCGAATGCGTTCCTCTAGGATCAGTGTTTCCAATGCCGAGACAGAACCTGGCATCCATAGCCCGAGTGGCGGTTCCAGGCCGGCATCTTTTGCAGCCTGAACTTTGTCCTCATCCGGCTTGGCTCGCTTTTTTCCACCTTGCGGATGGGCCACCGTCTTTAGGTCGACGCCATAATCATCGAGCTCTTGCTCAAACTTGTCGAAAGCGTAGCGGTCAAATGCCAGCACACCAATGCCATGTTCGGCATTGAGACGAGCGAATAGAGCAGCAACATGATCATATCGTACACGAGCGCCCTCCGGAGCGTTGATGTAGGGCTGCGACGTGATTTCGCCTGCGGCATTCCTGTGGAATGTTTCGTTCCAAAGCCGATACGGCACATGGTCTACCTTCGAACGCTCGTCCATCGTGTCACGCGGGGTAAACGCCTCGATCCAAAGATCGAAGGTAGGAAGATCTGCCTCGCTGCCGTCGGTTCTCTGAACGCGTTTGGTTCCTGTCTGAATGATAAACGCTGCCGCAGTCAGGTCCTTAGCGCCAGAGAGATCGAGACCCGCAGCAGTTATCTGCTTGCCTGCGTGTTCCTCATATGGATCAAAATCCGCCATCACCTTCTCTAGGATTGGACGCGGGATCCATGCGGTGTCGGCCTCAGTCCATACACAAAAGTGCAGGCGGAGGATTCCGTTGCGCTTCGACGGGATGTCTCTAGCCTGAGCTACGACGCCCTCGATGTATTCGTACTTTAGCGTCACGCCCAAAAGCGGATTTGCCTTGATCCAGCAGCTTGGGTCAGTAAAGGGGTCGTCACCCTTATCCAGAGCGCAGACATACGAAAAGGATTCGTCACCCGCCTGCCCCAGCACCTCTCCTACGTACGAGAAATCATCGTCCGTCGTGCGCGTGCCAGCAGCTACCTGCACCGCCCATTGGTGCTCGGCCCAGCAAACGCTGTTTCTGTCCGAACCAGAGTTGGTAATCATCAGCAGCAACGGCTGATCGCGAAACTTGAAGCCTCGTTCAAGCATTTCCAGCGTCTTGCCGTCTGGATGCTCATGGATCTCATCGCACAAAGCGACGTAAGGTCGAGGACCGCTGTGCGCCTGCTCTCGCGAAATAGGCCTATAAAACGATCGGCTCTTGAGGTCTGCCAGGTTCCATACAGGGTTTCCGCCCGATGGCGTCAACCTGGCTTTCAGCGCCGGTGATTGCTCATACATCGCGACAGAATCGCGGAAAAGGACGAACGCCTGCGCCTTATCTTTGCCAGCGGCATAGATCTCAGCAGCAGCCTCTCCGTCGGCCGTCATGCAGTAAAGACCAATGGCACCGGCCAAAGGCGACTTGCCCTGCCCTTTCGCTTGCTCGATATATGCTCGCCGAAAACGGCGAACAATTTTGCCTTCGTCGTTCGTTCGCTTCCAACCGAAAATAGAACCAGCAATAAAAGCTTGGCTTGGCTGCAGAATGAAGGGCCTGCCTTCGAACTGGCCGCCGTTGAGCCGCAGAACATCTCGGCAGTAACCGATGAAACGGTTAACTGCCGCCAAGTCCCAGATCAACCCTCGCTTAGGGCCGTTGACCATATCGTCCAGATGTCGACGGCATGCATTCCTGACATGAGGACCAGCGACAATCTCGCCGCTTACAACTGCCTTCGCGTAATCCGTAACCGGGTCAGGTAAAGTATTGGTCGGCCGGGTCTTTGTCTTCGCCACTAGGCTTAGCTCCCGCCTTGGATGCGTCTGCCGGCGTGGCACCCATCTGCCCCAGGCACTGCCTCAGGAGATTAAGAGCTTGAACGCCGACGTCTTCGCCGGCCATCAGCCTTCCACGCACATAACTGGCAATTTCCACCAAAGCCCGGTGAGAACTATTCAGCCACGGAATCTCCGCGGCGATGATCCTCCAAGCTTCTTGCTGCTTTTCAGGCATCCAGGCAGGCGGCTGACCAAGGTCATCCGCTACTTCCGGCTCATGCCTCTCCTCAAACTTCTTCCGCCTGACGGCAGCCTGCCCGGTTGCCGCGGCCTTCGCCTTTGGCGTCCGTGGCCTTGCCATTTTCAGCTCCTAAACCCGTCAGGGGTCATATTTTGAATTGGAAAAATGCACGCGAATGCCCCTCGCCGGTCCCTGACGCTGGCAACTCTCGACTTTGAGGGGGCCCATACCTACAAAGGCCAACCGTCCGGCCCGTAAACCACCACAGTCTTGCCGTGGTCCTCCAACTGTCCCCGAGAAGCATGACATGGCTTACATGTGCTGACGAACGGGCCACCCCAGAACAAGTCTAGGTCACCCTTGTGTGCAATCGAGTGATGAACCTCTGTCGCCTCGGTGACTTCGTCACGCTCTAGGCACCACTGGCACAAGGGATGCAGCATAAGCTGATGCGCGCGCGTCCTCGACCAACGTGCGGTCTTGTATAGCCGCCTGTATTGCTCAGCCTCATGCGAGCGAACATTCGATCTAGTCATACGACAGACGCAAACAGACTTTGCTGAGCAGGCGGCGTGTTTCCCTTGGTGAGGTTGCACAAACGGCAGCTGCATTGCGTGTTCATGTAACTATGCGCCCCACCTAAACTGATTGGCAGAACGTGATCCAACTCCGGCGCTCGGTTGTCGTACGTACCACGTAGGCTTTTTGGCGTCTTGACGAAACATATCTGGCAACGCCAGCCATCGCGCTCAAAAACGCGTATGGGATCGACATTCTCAACCTGTACGCCTGCCATCAGAGCCCTTCTTGAGGCCCGACCCTTCCGGCGCCGATCTTTCCGAGAGCACCTCTCAGAGCAAAACACCTTACGATGACTGGCGTATGGGCGAAGGAATTCTGAACCGCATTCCTTGCATCTAATGGGAGTTGCTGATTGGCTCTTAGCGATAGCCATGGCCCTGTAACGGTCATTGTTGTGGATGTTTCTGCACATCTCAGTACAGAATTTCTTGGCCTTGGTTCCGAATGTAGGCTCCCCGCAGCGATGACAGCTCCCAACGGTACGAGCCGGGGCGTTTCTACAGCTGTCGCTGCAGTACATCGCCTTCCTTCCAGGACCGGAACGACTAGGGATGGGCTCCCCACAGCGCGCACATGCTAAAGCATTGTCATTGGCGGCAACTAGGCCACCGAATAGTTCATCCAGCAAGGTCTCGACTCCTTGTCGACCTCATATAGAGCGGGTGAGCCGAAGCCCACCCGCGACACCAGCGCAAGAGGTCGAGAATTGCGCCGATCTTCGAAAGGAAAAACAAAAGCGCCGGGCTCAACCGCGATGGGGAACCCGGCGCACGATCACCATGCAAGCGGAGGAGAACGCGCATGGGATTTGGGAAGCAGGCGGCGCCCGTACGGTGTGCCGTTTGGATATCAGGGCTTACGCGTCCACGGCCTGTCCTGCTGATTGGTTGCGGAGGTGAGATTCGAACTCACGACCTCCAGCTTATGAGGCTGGCGAGCTACCTGACTGCTCTACTCCACGTGATAGTTACCCGCTGCGTTCAGCGGCTGCACCGAATGCAGCATGACGGCGGGGCGACCTCAGTCGCGTCTCAGTGGGGATAGGTGTTTGCCTATCCCCTTCATAAGAGTACGCAACAGCACGCCACAAAAAGGCACATGCTATGCAGTTTTTTTGTGCTTTTCCGTCAGCGACAAAATTTCTGCTAGTTCGAGAAGGGCTGCCTTACCTGCCCTGTCTGCGTAACCTTCACTGTATCCGAGACGCAAGCCGATCGACTTCAGTGTTCCTGAAGCCGCCACTTCCTCGATGACCGAAGCCGCACTGCTCTTTCGATCCTCTGGCGCATCCCACATGATCGCCCCTTCCGAAGAGTTCCCTGACGGGCTTGATACGCCGCCGAGAAATCCTACGCCGTCCGCAGGCACTAGAGGCCCAAAGGCAATCGGCACAGGTATGTCTTTGGCTTGCTTAGTTCCATCGACGCCAAGCGAAGTGAGAAGAGCACGTGCTGCCTCAACGCCTGGAAGAGGATCGTACATTGATGCGATGGCCGGCTCTTTCGATATCGATCGGTGCAGGTGATCTGCTTCGAATGGTGATTTGGTCGTCGGCTTAGTTTCCAGGTAAAACGAAATCTTGCGGGTCTTCTGCGACTTGTCCTCTGTGCTCCTCGGTCGATCTGTCGGCTTGAGCTTTTTGCCCTTCTTCGTGACACCCCACTCCGTCAGCAAACCGTCTCGAAATTTCAGCCTGCCAAGCGTTACGTGGCACGATCTACCGTGACGTTCGTAGGTCTGGGGTACTGATTTACCATCATCGTCTTGACTGGCGGCAATCAGTTCGCCGACCGTGGGGCGGATCTCTTGTCGTGTAGGTTCTACATCCATAAACCAGTTCGCGGCCTGCCTTGGCAGGGCTCCAGCAACAGCCGGCGCTAAATCTGGATGATTGTCCCAAAGCCACCGTAAAGCGGGCAGCGTTCCTCGGTACCTTGGGGGAGGTTCCTTTTTCGGCTTGTTGTCATTCGCAGCTACGCGGTTTTTTAATTTCGGTGGGGTCGCTTCGCTCGACAACTCCGCCAACTGCTCTGCAAGTGATCCGTGTCTGGCCATACTGGTCTCCCCTTCCGTGGTGCTCTTACTGCTGCTGCGCTTATGCTGGGTGATTGTCGTTGTCGGCCAACCATCCATTGATGAGAGCCACCGCCTTGCTGGCCGCTTCCGTGGTTGATGTGAACCGCACCACCTCGACCGGATGCCCGAGCCGAGCCAGCGACGCATGCCGCTCAATCTGAGCCGGAGACAGCCGCCCTTTGCCGACCTTGTTCTCAATCATCCGCAGTGTGCCGCCCTTGAGGTAGATCCGCAGGTCAGCTTCGCCCGGCGTCATGCCGGTTGCGATTGCGTCTGCCTGGGCACGTGGACCGCGCTTCGCGCTATTCATGTCGCCAGCAAGAAGGAACTGGCGGCCGTACTCCGGCAGCGACCGCAGGGCGCGAACCTGGGCCGCCTGCCCTTCGCTTTCCTTGATCGGTGCATCGACTACGGATACCTTGCCCTTGGCCGAAGTGCGGATGACGACACGCTTGCCGTTGATGCGGGTGGTCTGGCTGGTAGCCTTTGTCGGCTGGTTGGTTCGCATGGTGGTCTCCTCTTGGCGTCGTGTCGTGGTGGCCCGCCGGTGGTGATGGCGACAGACATACTTTCAGCAAGAGGGTCGAAAACGTGTAGTGGCTATGAAAAGAAAAAAGGCGCCGAAGCGCCTTTGATTTATGCTGCGATTTTCTGCGGGGTGTTATCGTTGGCGGCAGACGCAGCCTTGTATAGCTGGTCTAGGACGTTTGCCTCCGCCAAAGTCTCTTCGCCCTTGCGTCGAAGATAGCGGCGAGCATCATCAAGCAACAATACCTCCTTGATGAGGCGGGGCAGTGAAACGAATTCATCCAAATGCTTGACGTAGTATGCTCCCTTCTTGAGCTTTTCGGCAAACGGCCTGAAGAGCGGATCGATATCGAAAATTGACATCTGCCCATCGTCATCAATCTTCGAACTCAGCGCCTTCCTTACTTGAGCCAACACGCCGTTTCGGAATATCGAGGATGCGCCCTCTTGGCTTGCGGAATTGACCGTACCCGGGAACAGGTCTGCTATGATTTCATCCGTGACCTTTGGAGCGCTCATCGTGCCCAAACGGCCAGCTGCGGCCCATACCGCATCATTGAATTCATGAACGTGAGATTTCGACATTACATTGCCTCCACAAGCTTCGTGAGATTTTCGATGCACCGACGGATTGTTGCTTTTTCTCGGTCGCGCATGGCGCCATCAACAATCCCCTTGGCGATGTAGGCTGCACCATGCCTTTCTATTTTTTCCGTGATGCTGTCGCACGACCCGGTTATTGCCGCCAATGCGCTGAATTGAGCGTCGGGGCGGTATAGGGGGTTTCGATTTGACGACACATGCGACGGCCTTGAAGACGCCATGGCGACTACTGCTTCGCGCAACGATTTCTTTGGGTCTTCCGATGACAGTGCATGCCTTTGGGTTGACGGCTCAAGTCGTGTTGCCGCAGCGGCCGCACTGATGCTAACCTTGCCGTTGTCCATCGCCTGGACAAGCTCTGGCGTGCCGTTGTTGACGACTGATTTGGCGCGTTCGTATGTTTCCGCAGAACCAAAACCAGCCTTACGAGCGGCCGCGTCTACAGTTTTACCGGACATAGCCGCATTTGCGGACAAGTCAGTCCTTTGGCCCTGTCGATTGCCCATAGCGTCACGCACAACTTCCGCAATCGCCACCCTCTCAGATGCCGTGAAATCCTTGCGCACCTCGTTCTCAGCATATTCGCCTTCGACGATGCTCGTGACGTTGACGCGGCGTACTGGAATGCGAGACCATCCAAGATGCTGAAATGCGCGAATGCGACGTTCGCCGAAAACAAGATTGTTCTCGCGGTCTACGCCGACCGGCTGCAACAGCCCTTGTTCCTTGATGCTGGCGGCGAGGCCTTCAATGTCACCAAGGTCTTTACGGTATCGATTTTCAATCTTGATGGTTTCGATATCGATGTCTTCGTATTCCAGTATGGGTAATGCGAATTCCGTCCTGGCTGCTGTCTCTGTCAATTTTTCAATCTCCTCTTCTGTGGTGACACCCACGTGGTTTCGGGAGTGCTGTTTTTAATTCCGTGCTTCACGCCGATTTCGTCAACTCTGCTCCACCGCTATTTGCTCCACCTACGCATTCCCGAGGTGGAGCAGAATTTCCACCACCTCGAATTTTTATCTCTACCACCACCTGCTCCACCCCCCACCCCCTAAAGGGGGATGGGGTGGTGGTGGAGCGGTAGAGAGGGATAGCCGCGCCCCCGTTTGCTCCACCCTGCTCCACCACCATTTTTCGTGGTGGAGCAGCCATTTTGCTCCACCACGCTCCACCATCAAAAAAGAGGTGGTGGAGCAAATTCAAGCGACCCTTGCGACTGTCGGATCAACCCAGTTCTTGCTCTTTAAAAAAGGGACAGGCTTGCGCGTCTTAATGTCCTGTAGCGTGTGTTTGACGATTTCACCGGCATCCATCCAGATGCCCAGCAGGCGCTTCACGCGCTTCTTTTCGGGCGCGTTTTCGATGTCTAGAGACAACACTTCAGCCACTACATGGCCAGCCCATTCCGACGACTGGTCACTGGCGCGCCAATCTGCGGCATCAAGCCTCGCCTTGATAATTCGCAGCTGTTCGTCCGCAACCTCACCAGCAACCTCTTCAGCCGTCGGCCACTGCCATTCCGTCACCACCGGCGCAAAGTCCTGCGGCTGGGCAAGGCCGGTCCCGTTGCCAAGCGGGGTGGATACGAGATGCCGCCACTCCGCCTTATGCGAAAGCGGTGTCAGGTTGGACTTGCCGTATGTCGTATAGAAGTAGCCGAAGCGGTCTCCTTCGTTGATTCCAGCGTCCTTGGCTTGGTCTGCCGACATCCGGTTTAGGACACGGACGGAGCGCGCCGCACCGATCAGTGACACGGCACCTCGAGCATCTTCAACTGTCGCCTCTCGATCAGCCACCTTGCGCAGGTGATGCACGATGTCGATCGAGCAGTTGGTGTAGTCCGCGATCTGCGCCCAAAGCTTCGCAACCTTGTCGATCGCGCCGTTATCGTTCTCGTTGACGCCATGCGTGGACACAAACGGGTCGACAATCATCACGTCGATGCCATTGCGCTCGATCTGCTCAACCACCGCCTCAACGATCGGCTGCTGGATACGCACACCGGCCTTCTTGTCTTCGATGGCGACGACAAGCTCTTGCTCGCGGCCGCTATCCAGAAAGAGATGCCCTTCAAGGTCGGCAGGCTTGAGCTTGTAATGTATGCACGCCGCCATGATGCGACGCTCCATTTCGTCGCGCGGATCCTCGGCATTGAATATCCATGTGCGCAAACGCTTCGGCGGCTTGGTACCCAGCAAAGCCCTGCCTGATACCATCGCCATTGCTTCCGCAATGCTGGCAGACGTCTTACCCAGACCGCCTGGTGACACCGTGACAGACACGTACTTGCGGATGAAGTGCGATCCGTAAGCAAACTCTCGCCTCGGCAGGGTCTTTGGGTCAATCCACTTGAACGCGGTTGCGGTGATTGGCGAGACCGGAGGCGTGTTGTCATTGGCGGGCTCAATGTCACCAACCTGTGATGCGGCTTCCCGATCGGGAATATTTACGTCGTCCTGTGGTACTTCTTCCCGTACGGTAAGGTCGTCATCTACTCCAGCCGCTTGCTCGCGCAACCTGCCCTTCTCAAGCCCGCGCTGGATCATGCGGGTGATGTCCACCAAGCGGGTGTTGTCGTGCGCAGGGAAGTCAGGCTCTGGAATGTGTCGAGGGTTCTGGATGCCAGCCTTTAGTCCGTTCTCAATTGTCTTGCAGCAGCGTGACCAGTCCCTGCCCCAGCCGCGCGCAACGTCCTGCAGCAGCGCACGCGCCTCGGCCTCGCTGAGCGCTCCGGCACCGACGATAGTGCCGATCGAGAATGCAGCGTCGTTGAGCGCATTGTTGCGCGTGCCCATGGGAGCGCCAGCGAGGTCGGCCAGTTCGCGATCGACGGCTGCATCGACATATGCGTTGTTGGTCGCTGCAGACAAGCTGTATTGCGTGTGAGCAGGCGCCGACTTCGGCAGCAGAAGGTCGAGCAGCCACGCCGGCGCATCCGCAATCTCGCGCGTTTCCGTTTCCCACTTGTAGGAGCGCCCATTGGCCATCGTGCTGCCAGCGGCCAGGACGTAGCCGCCCTCAGACCGAATATCCACACCAGCGCCAAGAGCGCCGCGGTTGCGCGTGCCGACGACGTATTTGAAGTAGATGTGCAGGCCACCGTTCGGGCTCGTCACGCGTGCCGTGTCTGGCAGAGGGCCGTGCTCAGCCTCCATCTCAGCCAGCCAGTCGAAGCCATTGGCGCCGCCCGGTTTGTTGTCGATGTCCAGCGCAAAGAAGCCCGTCTTTTCGCCAGTCGGCAGGCCAACGGCGGCATCCGGCCAGTCCGACCACCATCTTTCGATGATGCGCGGAAAGCGCGTTGCGCCCTTGAAGCCGTTGGGCGTCAAAGGCGTCTTTTCGCCGAGCGTGACGATTTCGCCAGTTGCCTGGTCGACCTGCTCATCAGCGTGCGAACGGCAGGGAAATACGGGCCAGCCTTGGGCGACGTAGTGTTGCGCTAGTTCAAGCGGCGTTTGCAATGGTGGTCTCCTGATTGTCGTTGGCGACTGGCATCAGTTGCTGTATGCGCCGACCTAGCCACACGAACTTGGGCACTGCCCAGCTGTTGCCCATTATTTTTATGAGGCTATTGTCTTCCCCATTGTTTTTACCTATATAAGAAATAGGAAACAACATGGAGGGTTTATGGCGCCTATTAAAAATAGAATTTGCGACGTTGAAGGCTGCGGTCGGAAGCACGCCGCTGGAGGTCTCTGCCTCATGCACTATAAGAGGTTGAAGAAGCATGGCACTCTCGACTACACTTGGGGCGGTAAGCCTGTTGGCTTGTCCTGTGAACATTGTGACCGACCGGCAGTCGCCAAGAACCTTTGCATGAGGCACTACCAAATGCTTCGCAACCATGGCGACCCGCTTTACGCCGACAAAAAGAAGGTTGGCGGACTTCCTCATGGAGAGCACCACAGGAGAGGATATAAGATGGTTTCCCCCGTTGCAGATTATCATGTCGCCGAAGTTGCCGGTCCCTCCGTTGAGAAGAGCGACAGGCATTTTTACAAAGGGGTTGAGCCTCTTGGACTGCGAGACGGATCCAAGCGAAGCCGCCGTCAGTGGGAACATAGAAAAGTTGCCGGTGCGAAGCCCGGTCAAATCGTCCACCACATTGACGGTGACAAGTTGAATAACACGCTGTCTAACCTGCATGTTTTTGACTCCGCTGCGGCTCATGGTCGTGCACATCGTTCGCTGGAGAAAATCGCTTACTGGCTTCTTGAGGCTGGCCTTGCGGAGTTTGACCGAGTCGAAGGGATTTATAAGCTGCGTCCAGGCGCATCCCTAACCATTGAAATTTAGGAACGGCCCAAGAGTTACCTAAACTTTTATATCTCGGTCCATCAGCAGCCATGAGCCACCAGCCGCCATTCGGGTCTTTCTCCCACATGTCGGCTGGCCGGTTCTTGGTTATCTTCTGCGTGGCATAGTGCTTGATGGTTATCCTCGTATAATTATCCTCAAATCCCTGAAGCCGTTCGCATTCTACGGGCGTCAGGCGGCGGACGGCGGAGCCGGTAAGGGCGGCAGGGTAGCCCTGCCCCGGCTTGCCACCGCCTACCCCAAGTGTTCCCGCCGTATCGCTAAGTGAGACTTCTGATCGCTGATTTTCATGGAACGCCAAAACATGCGGCTTGTCACCGCCGCCCTGACTTGCGCGTAGGGCAGTTGCGATATCCCCGCCTAGTTCTGCCGTTGCTCCTCCGTCGCGGCCACGGATGGCAACGGATACCGCGGGAGGATGCGATGTACTGATCGTCGGGCAAGGATCACCATCTTCCCCTATGCCAGTTCCTGGCGCTCCGCCGCTTGATCCTTCTTTGCGGTTATTGGTCATCGTTGCACCACGACTGGCCTGTCGCATATCAATTGGCACGACAGAGACAATCGGCGTCCCGCGCCCTGTACCATCTTCACTCGCATCCGCACCTTCGGCTTTAAGCGTGTGAGCGACATCACCAGTGACGCACACCGCCTGAACTTCAGCACGGGCCTCCAGCGTATATGCAACACCCTCCTGAACACCGACGCCGTCTGGGCCACTATTCGGATTGGTGCGCAGCGCTCCCGCCTGGATGGCGTGCGCAATGAAATGCCCCGCCGCAGCTCCCTCTGGTCGGCCTCCCATGCCGCCGCTGAAACTGTCTTTGCACAGCGTTCCGGCGACAGCAACCATCGTCGTGGTCTCGTAGTCCTGCGACGAACCTTCGCGCGTTGCGACGCAACGCGCTATTTCAGGTGCAAACACCAACGCCTCAGAACCACCAGCACAATCGCCACCCTTTGCTCTAACCGACGGCAAGCCGGGACCATAATCTGAGTGGCCGCGCAGGACGGCAACAACCGGATCCTGACCTCTTGTGTCGCCGGTTCGCTCTATTCCCCTGCCGCTGCTAACAAGGCTTGGTGCAACTGGGTGGGTAATACTTTTCCCCGCTTCTCGGCTCGGCGGAGTATGCCGGAACATGCTTTCGGGCTCAAAAAGAACCGCTGCGGGATCTGCCCCGTTTCCAAAATCTGCGACAACGAGCACACGGCGGCGTCGTTGGGCCACTCCGAAAAATTGCCCATCTTTGACAGCCCACGCGGCCCGTCCTTTAGGTCCAGAGACCATACCGTGACGCGCCCATCTTCCCCTTCTCGGTGGCTCGATGGCGGAATGCGCTCCCACAAGTCCGGCGAGAAAACAACCGAAGGCGTTGTCTTTGGTGCTGAGAACGCCGACGACGTTTTCCCAGACGACATTCCGAAGTCCATTGTTAGCTGCAAGCTCATGCGCAAGCCTCACGAATTCGAGTGACAGGTTGCCTCGCGCGTCGGCGAGAGATAGGCGCAGGCCAGCCACGCTGAACGCCTGGCAAGGCGTGCCGCCTGCAAGAATGTCGACACGCCCTAAGGTCTTGGCGTCGATCTTGGTGAAGTCTCCCCAGTTGGTCAGAACAGAATCAACCGGCAATCGGGAAACCGCCTTGAGGGCAGTTTTTCGTGAACGCTGATCCCTGGGCTTGATGCCTGGTTCTCCGGGGTCAGGCATGTACCTTGGGCGACCTGCGCCGTAGTGGTGCGCCAGCACGAACGCGGGGAAGGGCTCGATCTCGGCCACGCCGATGCACTGCCACCCGAGTGGGTGCCAAGCGACCGACGCCGCCTCAATGCCGGAGCAGACCGACAAGAAGCGTAGGCCTGTGTGGTTATCATTTGCATGCTGCATCTTGCCCTCCATCAAAACGGCGCCTCCGACAAAGCCGCCCTCAGCCCTCGCGCACAGCCCTCCCACGCGGCCTTGACCATCATCCGCTGCATGAGATCGTCGAAGTGCGCGAGGTCCGTCACGCCATGTTCGGCGATGTACTCCCCGACGGCATCAACACCGGCATCCAGGGCGCGCAGCTCGTAGTCGTCGAGCCGATCGATCCTCTTGTAATTGTCGATGCCCACGGCGCACCTCCGGCAGATGTAGTGAGGGTCTTTGTCTCGGCCGTTGGCGTTCACGCCGATACCGAAGGCGTGCATGCCACAGACAAAGCAGGTGGTTGGATTATGGTCGGCGTCGACTGTCGGCGTGTGTTGGCGTGGGGTTGTGGGGAGTTTGGTCATGCGGCCCTCCGGCGATTGTCATTGGTCCCGGCCCTGATCCTCAACATCGTGGTCGGTACGTTTGTCCCAGCCTCAGAGAAACTTGCGACAGGCAGGTCTTGCCACGAGCCGTCGAGTTCGCCGTGATCGTAGCGAGCAGTTGATGGAAGGATTGCAACCAGTATCCCGCCTGGCTTCAAGAACTTCTCAGCGTGGCGGACGTGCTTGGCATAGTGCCGACCGTAGAACGGCGGGTTCATGATGACGAAGTCAAACTCGGCACGGGCGGGCTGCTCAAGAAAGTTTGCCGTCAGTACCGAATGCCCCTTGGCCCTTGCCTCAGCAGCACGTCCTGCGTGGTATTCGATACCAAAGCCGAGGTGTCCTATCTTGCGAATGCCATCAAGAATTCGTCCATCACCGCACGACGGCTCAAGGACGCGATGTCGAACGGGGTTTTCTTCGTACTGCCGCGGAGCGTACAGGCCAGCGAAGCTGAGCGCTTCTTGCACGACTTTCTCAGGCGTCCAGTAGAACTGCAGATCCTTCGATACTGCGGTGCTCGCTCGAGGCTTGGCGTCCTCTTCTTCGGCATCTGGCAGAACGTCGCCATAAAACTCGGCAAGCGCCCTATTGATGTCGAGCAGAGCATCCTTGTCGAAGATGACATGAGCATTGCCGTTCTGGAACTTGCGAATAGTCAGCCCGCGGTTAGGCGCCCTGGTCTCCATTCCATCCTTGTCTTTCGTGACGCAGTGAGAACCATCAAATACAATCTCTCCAGCCTTCGGTCCGTTCGCGTAGCTGTGATATGCGTCGAGCGCGGCTATCTCGGCATGCGTCGCCAGCGTCTCGCCTCGGTATGCTGCCAAGGCATTGATGATGTCTCTTATCTTGTCACGCCCATATGAGCCGTAGCCTCCGACGTTGGAGACGATAACGCGCTTCGGGAGACCAGAGACGCCTACCTTAACTTTGCTGTGGGATTTGTAAGCCGGGTCCAACTGGCTGAAGACTTCGGCCAAGCCGCGGAGGATGTGAAACCTGGGGCGCATGAGGTAATCGCCGAAAGTCGCCTTCGCGTTGTCGAAGGTAAGTTCCGGCGGGTTCTCGAAAGTGCGCTCGAACAGTCGCTTGTCGTCGGCGCTGGCGATCTGGTCAATCTGGCAGCGATCATAGATTGCGCGCCATCCAGACTTGAGCAGAGCGGCTTTAACATCGTGCTCGCTTACGTGCGGAGAATGCCTAGAGATGCTCCCCCCAAATTTCCCACCGATGCTTGCGGCCATTTCGAGGAGACGCCAAGATTCCTTCATGGCTTCAATAGCCGCCGGTGCGTTTGCAAGCTTTTCCTCATACTCTTCAATGAGGTCAGCCACGGTTCGTTGTCTTGCTATCTGGTTCATTACGCCGCCTCCGCCACATCAAACTTCCCAACTTGATTGCCCCAAGCCGACCAGCCCGGCCACGCCTGTCTGGCAAACAGCTCGAGATATGGCCCGGCAACCAGCGACTCGATGCGCCCGTACTGCTCATCGGGCTTGCGGGAATGCTCACGGCGCGGCGCACGAATGACTGACCGTACACCCCGCGACAGCCGCCTTGGGCGCCCACGCTTAAAAAGATGGCAGATCTCAACCTCTTGGCGGGTCCAGTAACCCATTCCCATGCGGCCCTTGTCCCAGATGAAGGCCAGCGAGACCGGCTTGAAGCCCCAGGCCGCAGCTACATCGAAAGCTTCACGCTGAAGGTGGCTAACTGTCCACATGAACAGAAGGCAGTCCTTTGCCGCGACGTCGGAAACGGGCAGCGCCGCAATATCGGAAAGCGACATCACGGCGTAAGGCTGCGCACCGCGTGCGGGCGCGACGTTGTCGTTGGCATATGTTCTGAATGACCACGGCGGGTCGACGAGCAGAGCGCCGAAACGCCCCTCTGGTAGCGGGTTCATATTGTCTCCTCAGACTGTGGTGTTCCCGCCGAAGCGGAAGCCGCGTTGGTGGCGCGGCGCTGTTAGATTTTGGTAGGCAATGCCAGAAACCGCATAGCTTCTTCCGCCTCATCGATCATATCGTCGATGCGCCAACCGGCCTTTTCACTTCGGTCCCTGCCGACGTTGCGAATTCGCTCTAGAGCGCGTCGAGCGCGCGCAATCTTCTCATTTGCGGTCGGGTTGTCTCGCTCCTTCGCATTGGCAGCGATGATGCGCGCAGCCTGAACAGCCGCGCTACCGTGGGCGATCATGTAGGTGGGTTTGGTCATGCGGCCGTCGACTCCGAGACAAGCATTGCCTTCGTGAATTCGAGTACTGTCTCGGGGCAGAAGTTATCCTGCATCTCTAGATACTCAGATCGCGCTTTTTCCGGCACATTCCACAGGTCGTCGAGGCGCTGCTGATGAGCCAACCACGCCTCACGCGCCTCGGCATCCTGCTCTTCGGGGGTCGGCCTATATCTATTCTTTCCCATCACCCCACCCTCACCGACAATTGCTCACCCGCCTCGCCCATCCGCGCTCCCGGCACGTCTGTGCCAGCCTTGAGAAGGTCGGCGATGGCCTTCTTGTCCGGCGCAGTGGTGATCTTCACAACGTTGGACGGCAACAACGCCTCGTCGACGATCTCAACCGCTGCAGCCTTCCTGCCGATCGAAATCGTGGCCTCGGCCAGCGGCACGCGCGGTACACCGGCAGCTTTCAGCAACTTGAACATCAGGCTGCGCATGGCTTCCTTGCGGCGATCGGCGCGCGACTTGCGCGCTTGCAGGTCAGAGATGCGGCCAGCTACTGCCTTTGAAAGGCTGTCGGCGTCTCGCTCTGCGTTGACCAACTTAGTAAGGACGGCGTGAAAGTTGGTCTCGCCTTCAAGCATGTCCGCGCGCAGCTCTTCGTCCGATTCCAGCTCCGGATAAGCGGCGAGCATGTCGGCGAATAGCGATTCGAGGTTGGCGACGTCGGCGGCAAGAAACTGCGCTTGGCGGTTGTCGTTGGCTGGTTTGGTCATGCTGCGGCTCCGATCAAAACGCGGAGGCGAGCAATAGAAGGGTCAACGTGGCCGTTCCAATCTCGGATGAGATCGTCAGTGTCGTCGTCGAGATTGATTTCATCTATGCGCGCGAGAAGAAACCGCGCCTCATCTACAACTTGCTTAAACCGTTCATCGCGCTCAGTTGATGGAACAACAAGGCGTGGATCGTCCTGTCTTCTGCCCATTTCTCATCTCCTCAATGTGGTGACGCCATTGGTGTGGCGCAGATTTACACGCTAAACATTTTTTACAAATTTGTCAAGGTTGTCCAATTCAAAAAGGCACGTCATCCCCCATCAGCGCCCGCCAATCCTCCTCTTCCGGCACGTTGTCATTCGCCGGCGCCTGCCTGTTGTCATTCGCAGCGCCAACCACATGACCCACTACATCCCAGTATTTCTGGCGTGGCTTAATAGTAATCTCGACCGTTTCGGACAGCTCTGACTGACGCTCGATCCATTCAAGCACGGTCTTGGGAAACGGCATCTTGCCGCCATGCGCCCGCCAGTAACGGTCAGCCTTCGATTTCGGAAAGCCCTGATGCTGAGGGCAGACCCATTCCGATATTGAGGTCATCCCACACATGTAGCTGACCTTTACTGACGGAGGCTTGTCGCCCTTCCCCTCGTGATAGTAGAAGTTTCGAGATGTCACGGTGCGGGGTTCTGGCTCCGCCGTGGACATGATCGGCGTGTCGGCAGCAGTCGCCGTGATTTTCGGGCTGTCGTCGATGTCGAACTCGTAGCAGCAGCATGAGCACGTGCGCGCTGAGGCATGCACCTTCTCGCCGCAGCCGAAGCGCCCTTGCTTGTCTTCGATGTCGTATGGGCACACCTTCACCGGTGCTTCGCCGTCACCTTTGCCAGGAACCTTGGGCTGCACCATATCGACAGGGCCATGCTTGTTGACCAGACCTGCGAAATCCAGCACTAGGCACGAAGGCTTTGGGCCTGCTTTGATCGCAGCAATACGCTCCTCCGGAGTGTCGAGCGGCATGCCAGGCGCGTAGATAACTCGCGTTCCACGGCCCATCATCTGCACGTAAAGCGAAACCGACAGCGTTGGCCGCAGTGCAGCTATGAGGTCAACGCCCTTGTGATTGAAGCCCGTTGTCAGCACTGAGTTATTGGTCAGCGCGCGGATCTTGTAGGACTTGAAGTCCTCGATGATGCGCCGGCGCTCATCCTTCGGCGTTTCGCCGCTAATCATCTCGCAGGAGATGCCGCGCGAACGGATCTCATCACGCACGTGCTCGGCGTGCTCCACACCAGAGCAGAAGCAAAGCCAAGACTTGCGGTCGGCGCCCTTTGCGACGATCTCGTCTACGGCGGAGCGCGTGACGTCCATCTTGTCCACGGCAGCCTGCAACGCGGACTGCTTGTAATCGCCGCCCTGCCTTCCGACGCCCTTCATATCGAACGTCGTGGCAGTAGCCTTGGACGAAAGTGGCGCAAGGTATCCGTCAGCAACGCCATCGGCGATGCCATAGGTGTAGACGATCTGGTCGAACAGCCGATCATCGCCCTCATCCAACCGGCCTGTATCCAGCCGGTATGGCGTCGCAGTGAGCCCCAGGATCTTCATGTCGGGATTAATCGCGCGCAACGCCGCGATGAATCTCCCGTACATCGTGTTGCTGTTGGCTGGTATCAGATGGCACTCGTCCACCATCAGCACGTCGATGTGCCCGATGAGCGCAGCTTTACTGTGCACGGTCTGGATACCCGCAAAAATGATCTGACTGCGCGCGTCACGCCGACCAAGGCCAGCCGAGAAAATCCCCGCCGGTGCAAATGGCCAAATGCCGAGCAGCTCAAGGTAATTCTGCTCGATCAGTTCGGCAACATGGGTGGCAACAAGGATCCGCATATCCGGCCAGCCCTCGACCAGCCTCTTGATGAGCGAAGCCATTAGCAGCGACTTGCCGCAGCCGGTCGCAAGGTCGACGAGCGGATTGCCGGCCGTTGTTGACCAGTAGTCAAAAACGGCGTTTTCTGCTTCTTCTTGGTAGTGGCGCAATGAAAGCATTCAAGCCGCCTCCGCTTGTTTCTTCTTCCATGCCTCATTCCAGTCAAGGCTCCATTGAGCGCGCGCCTCTCTGGCACTGGTGACACGATCCTTCGCTGCGGCGGCTTCGGCTTCTCCACGTTCAGTCAGGAAGTAAATGACCGCATTTTTCCCAAAGCCTATGCCGCTGGACTTTACCCAACCGGCCCGCACGCAACGCTTCCATGGCGCGCGAAGCCACCTGTCGATTGGTTCCATACGCCCACAGAATGAGCCGTCAGCACGCACGAACCCTGCCATGATTTGATCTATGTACGGCGCGTCTTTCGGCAGCTTTCTGCCCACAAGATCTTCACTCCATGTCATCTTCTTTGCCATTCAAGCCCCCTCCCGCAGAAGCCCCTGCACCCGCGCACGTTCCTTTACGACGAGCTGCCGCACGCGTTCCTTTCCAATGCCGTAGTCCTTGCCGATCGCCTCAAGGGTTTCGCCCATCGCCACGCGCAGGACCATCTTGCCGCCACGACCGGCGAGCAGTGTCAGGACGTGCGCAAGGTCTGTCCCATTCTCTTGCGATGCGGCAATCGATCCTGGCATTTTCTCGAATGCTGAAATGCTGACGACGTCGGCGGACCGCGACTTCGTGGAGTTTTTCTTGATGTGTTCTTGAGCGGCGTTGCGCACGCAGAAAGACGCCCACGTCCAGAACGTTTCTGTTTTGCAATTGCGATGACGCTTGAGCATCAGCAGCATAGCCTGCTGAAATAGCTCCTCTGCCGCATCATCATGCTTTGCGATTTTGCGTGCCAAGGCTCTTAGTGCTGGCTCGTAGGCCAGAAGTTTGCGGTCGAACTCGGGACTGCGCGGATTGTTATCATTGGCAGCTACAAGCGGCGTGCGTGCTACAAGCGGCATCGTGGTCTCCTCATGTGGTGGTTCAGGCGTTGGTGGCGCCATCAATCCATGTCGTGCCGTCTCGCAGCACGTACGTGATCGTCTCAGCTTCCTCGTCGCAATCTGTTTGCGTGCCTGGGACTATAGCCGGGATCGTCAAATGCGTAGGGCAGCCTTCCTTTTGCTCGTCGAATGAGATCGGCTTTGCCCACCGTGCGCATGACCAGTGGCCATCGCCGCCCATCTCCGGCGACGAGTGGATGCAGGACCGACATGTGACGCGCGGCCATGCGCTCTCCTTGCACACAGGCTTGTGTTTGCAGAAGGTGCACTCGAACCAGTCTGCGGCATCATTGATGCGAGAGGGCGGCTCAGGTGAATTGATGATGCGCTCTAACCGCGCCAGCAGGCGCAGGCAGAACTCTGGATCGTATTCGATGCGCTCGGCATAGAGCGTGTCGTCGTCTTTGCAGCTGACGAGGTATAAGCATCGCGACAGGCCGAAGGCGTGTAACCCGAGCTGACACTGGCCGCAGTGAAGCGGCTTGGCTTCCTTGCAACCCTTCTTGATGATCTCCTTCATGCCCTTCGCGTTGCTCGATTTGAACTCGAGCAGGTGCTCGGTCTTGGGCGCCTCTACGACACCCATGGCCTTGCCGTCGCACTTGCCGCGAACGTGCCCCTGCACCAGCCTGATCTTGTCCTGCTGCCCGTAGACATCCACGCCGATGCGCTCAAGGTCTTCAACGAGGCGCGTTTCCTCAAGATTGCCGGTTTCGAACAGTCGCAGCTGCCGGCCGTGATGCTTTTCGAGTGGCGATGCCCAGCGAAAGGCATACCAGAGAGAGCGATCGCATGGGTTGTTGGCCTCGCCGACGGATATGCCGAGGCTGTCCCACGACGAGGCTGCGGCTTCGTAGGCGGCGTATATGGCTCTGACCGTGCTGGATTCTGGCTTGGGTAGTGGGGCCATTAAACGCCCCACCCCATAAACTTCTTGAGCACGTCACCCATTCGCGCCGCTACGCCGCAATGCTCGACCGTCCTGCCGTAGGTGGTCATGTGTTCGCCGTGCGGCTCTGAGCTGTCGTGGCAGCGACGGGCATAGATGACGACTTGGTCGTAGCCATAATCGTCGGCGATGCGCTTTGCTGCACTGATTGGGATATCAAGCATCGAGCAGCTTCCTTTCGATAGCGTAGCAATCATCGCCGCCGGTATATCCAGAGCTGTCCTTGATGAAGTGCTTTGTGCCGTCCTGCATAGTGATGACAAGTTGGGTGCTGCCGTATCCGCGATCCCAGTGGACGCTGGCGACGTGGTCGGTGTTGACCGAAAGTTCTCGTGTCAATCTGGTCAGCGCCATCGTCTACACCCTCATCGGCATGCAAACGAGCGTCAGCCCCTCGAAGCCGTCGGACGTGATCAGCCCCGGCGTGCCACCGTCCTGCAAGGCCAGCTTGACCGGCCCAGACGGCAACACGTTGAGCACGTCGCGGACGTATGCCGCATTGAAACCGATATCCATCGGCTCTCCGCTGTATTCTGCCTCGACTTCGTCATTTGCCGACGCCTCGCCCGCCGCGACAGCAAGCGCGATGCTGCCTGGCGCGATGCTGAACTTCACGGCGCGGCCGCGTTCAGACGACACGGTCGAAACCCGGTCAGACGCCTTCATCAGCGCGTCACGATCAACGGTGATGACACGTTCGTTGCTCGTAGGAATGACGCGCTCGTAGTCAGGAAATGTGCCGTCGATCAGCTTCGACGTGATGCGCACGTCGTCCGACACGATGCGGATTTTCTGCTGGCTGACGGCCACCTGCACCTTGCCCTTCGGAAGCAAGCCGACGGTCTTACGGGGTACGATGACGCCATCGAAGGCTGGCAACTCAGGGCCGATGTTACGTCCGAGACGATGGCCGTCGGTGGCAACTGCTTCCGACTTGCTGCCGCCCTTGAAGAACACGCCGTTTAGATAGTAGCGCGTTTCCTCTGTCGAGATCGCGAACGACACCGGTGCAAACAGTGCGGCCAGATCGATCTCGAATTCAGCGTCGAACTTGTCTTCGCCAAGCGTCGGAAAGTCTTCTGCCGACAGCGTCGAAAGCGAAAAACGCGAGCGGCCGGATTTGACCGAAAGTTTGTCACCCTCCAGAGACATAGTAATGTCGCCGGTCGCCTTGCGGGCGATGTCGTTGAGCAGCTTGGCGCTAACGCAGATGTTGCCGGGCTTGGCGACCTCCGCCGGCACGCCTGCAGTGGCGCTGATGTCGAGGTCGGTTGCAGTGATCGCGAGGCCATCGCCTGCGGCTGCAAGCTGGACACTCGACAGGATGGGGATGGTGGATCTTGCTTCGACGACCTTCGTCGTGGCGGCAAGCGCACGCGTCAGGTCTTCCTTGTGGATGACAAGGTGCATGGGTGTCTCCTCGGTGATGTGTGTTGGTGCCTGCCGTGGTGAGCGGCAGGCAGGTGTGGGTTAGTTGTCGAAGAAGAATGTCGCTCGCACGTTATCCGCGCCGCCGGCGTCGTGAGAGACCTTGAGCAAGCGCGGGATGGTGCGGCTGAAGAATTCGCCGTTGATGGCCTCGAAATACGGTTCGACCCAAGACACCAGTGTGTATGGCGAGCCGCCAAGAATCTCCCTGAAGCGCTTCAGGTCACCCGCATCTTCTTGATGACGGTTCAGGTGCGCAGAGGCGTAGCGCTGCTCAGGATAGCCTTGTTCCTGGCGCACCTTCTGCCAAGCTGCCTCGAATTCCTGGTTGCTGAGATGGCGAACGTTACCGCCGCCGATACCGCCGCTCCATCCGTTCGGCTTCCCGTAGTCGCGCCACTGAGCCCACTCAATCGGATTGACCCAGCCCTGTTGTTGCGTGACTTGTGTCCAATCGTAAGCCAGCAACTCTGCGAGGGTGAAATACGAGTGCGAGTGCCCATCGCAACCATAGTCCTCCATCATCTGCCGATATTCAGCGCAGCAATCGTCAGGCACGCCGCGCGGAGCGGCGATCGGGTTAAACCCTTCTCCGGTCTTGACTCCTGCAAATCCGCGACCGTTGCGAACGTCCGCAAGGATGGCGAACAGATTGTACGATCTGCCGCTGTAAAACTGCTTCTTATAGTCGACGGTCTTTCGACCCTCGTCGTATTTGTCATCTTCCCATTCGTCAGCGGTAACCCACTGATCGCCGATTTTCTTTTCGACATAGAAATGGATATCGCATCCCATGCGCAAATCTCCTCAAACGTGGTGAAATAGCGGGCCGCTGGTGAGGCAGCCCGCATTGATGGTTACTTGCTGCCCCAGGGCCGGCGTGTCGTACCGGCAGCCGCAGCGGCAGGCTTGTTGTCGTTGCTGGCGGTGGTGCGGCGGTTGTCATTGGCTGCGGCTGGCTGAGGCGCAGGCTGATTGGCGTCGATCGCAGGCGCCGGGACATTGCCTTCATCTTCGAAGAAGTAGCGCTTGATCTCGGCGCGCGCCGGGTAGCCGTTCTGCGCCTTGCCAAGGCCGATCTTCGCGGTGAAAGCCAGGAAATGAAGCTCTTCGCTGTCATCGACCGCAGATACACCAACGGCGCGGCAGAGGCTGGCGAACTGCTTCTGCCCGATCTCCTGGGCTTGCGGGTTGGAGTTTTCGAGATTGTATGTCGTGAAGAGCTTACGGCCCTTTAGGCTTTCAGGCTCGATAACAACCATCGTCGTCTTGAGGATGGTGCCGTTGCCTGCCTTCGTCGGGCCGACGTCGCTGGCCTCGATTTCCAGCTTGTAAATACCCGACGGCAGTTCGGCGTAGTCGTTCTGCTGTGTGTCGTGTGCGGTCGCATCAAATCTTTGACCAAGTCCTGCCATGCGTAGTCTCCTTCAGTGGTGGTGTGGTGGTTATGGTTAGAGAAGTCGCCCTTGCTCGCGAGCGAAGTCTAATGGGTGCTTTGCTGCCTTCCTAAGATTGCAGCGAGGGCAAAGTATCTGGAGGTTCTCTTTGCCGTTCGATCCTCCACGCGAGAGCGGCATTATGTGGTCAACATGCCGCTCTGTGGTTTTGCGAACCGACGCGCCACATTCTGCGCATCGGTATTTCTGTCGTCGCAGTATTTCCGCTACGTCTTCTTTCGTATGTTGCCCGGAACTCCCTCGACGCAGAGCTCTACGATTGCGGTCTGAAACAAGCCTGATCTCCTGCGCGCGTTCAGGGTTAGCCTCTACCCACCTCCTAGCTCGTCGAACGTTGTTCGCTGAGACTTCCGGCTTGGCGTTATACCTCCTCGCATACTCGCGCTTCAGATCAGGGTTGTTTTGCGCCCACTTCCTTAGGCTGGCGATCCTGCTTTCGCGCTCCTTTTCAGGATTTGATGCAGCCCATTCCCTACGATGTTCTCTCTGACAATCAGCGCATTGACCGGTGCTGGTATAACGCCGAGCAATATGGCCCTTCTTACATGGGACGCCGGTGAAGAAATGCTTTGCGCCTATCTCCTTCGCTTTCTCCCTTGAGGCTGGAAGATTGTCATTGGCCACATCGAGCATCAAACACCCGTTGGCTCCGGAAAGTATTTCGAGAGCTCGACGTACCCATTACCTTTTTTGTAGGGGATTGAATCAGGCATGCTATAGCGATTTTTCGAGTTAAAGCCCGCGCCCTCGACAAGGTGGATCTGGCGTTCCTTTCCACCCTCAGCGTGAGCTACCTTCGTTTGGCGCGCGACTTCCTTCTCCTTGATGGAGATGCGGTAGTTCATGAAGGCGACGATGTCTGACTTCTCACGAACCAGAGCATTGGCTCGCTTGTGTAGCTTCGGCTGATATCGGCTGTACGGGTCTGTGACGGGGCTGTCGAATCGGACGATTTCAGGGTGCGCCAGCATCACAACGCAGATGCCTCGCCGAGCCAGAGCAGCAACCGCTGCCATGAGCTCATTCCACTCTGTGTCTGTTTCGATGTAGCCGCGACCGTAGCCAGGCTCCTCGATCGATGCCACGCCGATGCGGCGGCAGGTAGCTGCCCATACAAGCGGCTCCAGACCGTCGAGGCTGTCGATGATGACCGTCTTGCGGTCGTGCTCTTCCGTGAGCAGTTCGCCGAAGACGTCGAGCAGCTCGTCGAAGCTCTCAATCGTGCCAGGGGTGACGAGTTCGACGTCAGATGGTGTGCGCTCGCCTTCCGTTGGCAGATAGAGCGCGTCAGGAAATTCGGCGGCAAGGCTGGTCTTGCCAATGCCGTCGACGCCGTAAAGCAGAATGACAGGCGGGTCTGCTCTCTTCGTCGACTTCAGGGACGAAAGTGAAATAGCCATAAGGCCTCCTCAATGTGGTGGTGCGGTAAAAATGATGGCTGCGATGTAGGCGGCGGCGGCGATAACGATCAGCCACCGCCAATGAGCAATCAGCGCGCGAAAAGACGGCAAAACAGCCACCAGAATGCGCCCAGAACGGCGATAGCAACGATCGCTAAGGGGAACAGCGTGATGAGGGCGATTGCCGCCGCTGCTGTCACCGCAGCAATGCCGCCGCGCTTCAGTACACGCCTTACGTATTTGCGTGGCGTCGGCGTCACTGGCACGTGGTCGAGCGGTGGTGCCGTGATGGATTCTTTGTACCAGGGGGATGTCATCAAAACGCCCCCAGCCAAACGCCGACGCCGTGGATGATGCCGACTGGTGCCACGACGCAGCCAAAGGCCAGCAGGATCCACGCGCTTGCCTGAATACAGACGTAGACGTGCGTCACCCAAGCTGCGACTGCGGCAATGACGGCGCCGATTGGAATTAGGGCAAGGATGGTTGCGAAAGCAACAGCAAGGAAATCTTTCATCACTCCGCCCTCGCCCTGACCGCGCGGTGGTAGCTCACCGGCGCGTTGCTGACGTATGTGCCGCAGACCTTCCTCGGCCATGCGACGTGCCTCAGCCTTCTGCGCAGCGGTGCGATAAGGCTTGCGGTTGAGCATGTTGATCTTGCCGGTGCGCGTGAGCCCGGTCTGATGCGCAAGGTGAGCCTGTCTCATGGATATCTCCTCAATGATGTGGTGAAGTGCGGCTGGTTGGTAGCCAGCCGCTATCGAAACCCAACGCGCAACTCCTTCCTGGGTTACACAGCGTGATTGGCGCGTTGATGCGGGATTGTGGCTATGCCGCTCCACCGGTTTCTGTATCTGGCGTAATCGCGCGCCGTTGTGTGAAGTCGACCTTGACGACGTTGGTGTCGTCGTCCTCTTTTGCCGGCGGCTCGCCATCAGGATCATGTTCGATCTCGAAGCCGTGCCACCAGATCGTCGAGGCGCCGTCAGCAAGGCGCACCTGGTACTCGCTGCCCCAGTTGCGATCGCCGATGACGACGCCAGTGAGATGAGGGTTTTGCCTGTTGCGGACCGGATCGCCGAAATTGAAGAAATCGCAGTCGCAGGTCATGCCGCCACCTGCACTTCAAGGCCACCACGCAGCGCGTAGTCGTTGACCGCCTGCCCGGCTGCCAGATCTTCATCATTGTCATTTGCCGCGGCAAGAACGCGCGGCAGCGAAACCGGCATAAGGCCGGAAAGGGTGGAGCAGCCGCCGTTGTGCGGCGCCAGGTGCGTCGTGCGGTCGGGATTGTTGTCGTTGGTTGGAATTACGGCGCGCTGCTTGTGCAAGCCGTATGTGCGCCGAAGCCGCTGGTATGCTGCCATTGGCTTGACGTTGTATCTGGCGGCGATATCTGCGACGCTCTCACCGTTTTCACGGCGCGCGTGCATATCCGCCAGCATAGTGCTGGTGATAAGCGTCATGTCGTCTCCTCTGCGTGGTGGTGAACGGTTGGTAGCCGTTATTGATTTGCCGTGAGTTCCTTACCGTCGACGCGGAAGTTGACGTCGGGAATGATGGACTGAGGCTTGAAGGTGACGCGGTAGTGGTACGCGCTAACTGACTTACCTTCCAACTGCTCGGCGAAAAACGTGACATTGTCGGAAAGACCGAGAAAGTGCTTCTTGTACTGTCCTGGCCCAGTCTTGCAGGTCACGTCGAGTTTGCGTTCGCCGACAGAGATGCTGCACAAGCCTTCGATGGTCAGCATATAAGTGTCGGTGATACCGTTGTAGAAAATGATGCGGCGGCTGACTTCGAAATTATCGGCTGCCTTCGACAGGTTCTGCGAGGCAATCTGTGCGTCGTCGGAGCAAGCCGTTAGCGTAACCGAAGCCGCTAGCGCCATTGCGATTGCAATGCGGTTCATTGTGATCTCCTCTTGCGTGGTGGCCGCCTTGTGGTTGACAAAGCAGCAGGGTTATGAAACTAAACTATTTTTACAAATTTGTCAAGATTTCACCAAGGTGGATGCATGCCTGAAGTTAAGTCGCGCCTCCTGCGGTCGATATTAAAAGAACAGAAGCGGAGAGCCGTAAAGGATCGCGCTGTCTACGAAGAGCTAGGCGTGCCCCAGCAGACCTTCAGCACCTGGAAAGCTGGCGTCATACCGAGGCCTAGACAATTCCCGGCGATTGCCGCCTTCCTGGGTGTCTCCGAAGAAGATGTGGCGGAGATGGCTCGCGAGGCGGCCGAAACCTCCCCCTCCATCACGCCGATTACGATTGCCCGCACCTACGGCAAGATTTCCGACCGCAAAGCTGGCAAATTCAAATTCGAACCAATCAACGATGGCCGCAAACGTATTCCTGAGGGCAGGTACGCGATCATCATTGACACGAAAGTGATGGAGCCAGTCTTCCACGTCGGCGTAAAGGCGTGGCTCGACCCTTCCCGCTGGCCCGCCGCCGGTGACGACGTTCTGGCACATTCTGGCGGCTTCGCCTGGATCGGGCGATTCGAAGGAATGAGCAACGGCGCTGTTCAGCTTAGCCGCTACGATGGATCGCAGCTTGAAGTGAAGAACGTGGAAGCTGTTCATGTCATCGTCCTTTCCGAGCGGGTGGTTGCGGCATAGCGAGGTGGTGGCTCGTAATACCGCTTGACAATTCCTACAAATTTGTGTAGGAGATTGGTTGTCCGCTGTGGTGGCGGATATGGAATACGCGCTTTGATCCCGCCTTACGGCGAAGGTCTCCTCGGCGTGTTAGTACGGAGAAGGGGCGGAGTTACGGGTGGTGCCGGCTCATTACGCCCCTTTTCGTTTTTTGCTGCATGCACGACAACGCCGGCAGAGCTTCATGCTCCACCGGCGCTAAGTTTTCGAAGTCATTGTTTGCGGTCTTTCTCATAGTCGTCTCCCCTTCTGGCATTATTGGTTTTGTTATCGCCAGTTGGTTGCTGGCGTTTACGGCGGCCCGGTCACTGGCCGCCATCTTCTTCTGCGGTCGGGAGCTTCATGCTCCCATCTTCTTCTCGCGGTCATTGCGGTCGTCGCTTGGGTCGTGGACCGTCTTCTCTCGAAATCCTCATTCATGCGCCGTCTCCTTCATGCTGCAGTTTCGTCTTTCAGGTCTTATGCCCTGTCGGCTTCTTCGTTGGCCGCTGTTGATGAAACCTACAATACACCTACAATCAAATTGTGCAATAGCTTGTATTGAAAAAACAATCAAAAAAATGTAAGTGATTGTAAAAAAGGGTTATTTTCCATGAGCAATCTGACAGACAAACTTCAGTCTAAAGCCATAGAGGTTGGCATTAGCCAGGCCGACATTGCTCGAAAACTTGGAATCAGCCAGCAGGCAATTAACAATCTCTTCAACGGCAGGGCTGCATCCTCAACCTACTGGCGCGAAATAGCGGCAATGCTAGATATTCCAGAGGAGGAAATGCGAGCGCTCATGATCGAAGCCGGCCGTGACCCCGAAAAACGAAATGGACCCGGCAACGTCTCGCTCTTTCGATTTCCTAAACAGCAGGGTAATCAAGCCACTCCACCTGCCGAGGTGAAGCCGCCAGAAATCATATCTTTTCAAACAACTAACAAAATGCTCCCCGTCCTCGGCGAAGCTGTCGGCGGAGACGACGGCCGATTCATATTCAACGGCCAGATCATGGACTACGTTACATGTCCTCCGTCTTTAGCAAATGTCCCGAATGCCTACTCCGTCTACGTAGACGGCGAGTCGATGTCTCCGCGATACCGGCCTGGCGAGACTGTATACGTGCACCCGACAAAACCAGCTCGTCGAGGCGATGATGTTATCGTGCAAATCCACCCTCCATCCGACGACGGCTCGCCTCCGTGGGGGTATATAAAGGAGTTTGTAGGTTGGCAGGGAAACAAACTAGTTTTGCACCAATACAATCCAGAGAAACGAATCGAATTCGAGCGACAAGAGGTTGTTAGCGTTCACCCAATCATCCTCTCTGGAAAGTACGCATAAGCCTACAATTGATTGTTGACACAATCTGATTGTATCTCTATATCTCCTCTTGTACCCAGCAAACCAAGCTGGCCACCACAAGAGGAGATATACCATGTACAGACCACGTCCCGAAGAATTCGACGATATCGCCGTTGCCGCACACGGCGCTGTTGCCCAGTCCGACGAGCCTATGAAGCGCCCGGACCACAAGGCCAAGAAGCACGGCAAGCCCAAGACGAAATACGAATACATGCGCCGCTTCCCCAAGAAGCCGCGCAACGGCGAGGAAGTCGGCGGCGGCCACTTCGTATTCCGCCGCGGCGACAGCACTGGACGCATTCGTCCGTGCATGTGGCCCTTCGAGCACCCCTCCTACGATTCAGCGCTGGTTGAAGCCGCACGCCTTCACAAAGAGCACGGCGGCACCTTTGAAGTGTTCGTTCGGGTAGGCCGCGTCGCGACGCTGGAGGCCGGCGAATGAGCGCGGCTGCCATCGAGAAGCCGACCGTCCAGCAGATCATCCTTACCCAGCACGCCGACCTGATGAAGGACTTGGCCAGTTTTCTGGCTTTGTCTCTCTTCATCACGGCTGTGCTGATCTGGGCTTACTAACACCAACCACCACACCGAGGAGACCCAAATGTCGAGAAGACAACAGAACACCACATACAGACCCGCCGCATACACCGGCAATGCGCTGGAGGTTATCGCCAACCTTTCTGCCGAGACCGCACCGCCTGCCGTTCTTGTCGAAGTCGCGAAGTGGCATGAGCGCAAGAACTCCGGACGCAGCCGAACGATCGCCGGCGCACTTCGTAGCATTGCCGCGAATGACAATGGGAGGAGAAGATGAGCGTGGAAGCAATCAAGAAGGCGGTGCCTGATGCCGCCCTGTCCGCTGCGGAGCCGGTACAGACCACTACAGACGGCCACAACCGGCTACAGGCCGTAGACAACATCAAGCCGGTCGCTTGGGTTTATGCTGCTGACCTTGAGAAAGGTGACGGCTGCTTTGGCAATGCGAAGGGCGAAGTTTGCATGAGCCGCGACGGGGAGTGGATCAACGTCGATACGCCTCTCTACGCCGCCCCTCCCGCGCCATCCGTGGCCGTGAAGACTTTGGAGTGGAAGGGCCCCACGCCGGAAACGAATGGATGCCATGTCGCCGAGACGATCTTCGGCACATACTCCGCCGTCAACGAAGATGGCTGGTATGTTACCCTGGACGACCATCCTTGGGGGCAAGGGTTTGAATGGTCTGCCCCTGATATGCGTATGACGTTTGATGATGCCGCGAAGGCCGCCCAAGCCGACTACGAGGCCCGCATTCGTTCCGCCCTCTCCGCACAGGTGCAGGACGAAAGCGAAATCATCGAATGCCTGCTCTCCGGCAAGCCCTTCGTGTTCGATCCGGCAACCAACTTCTGCCACGCAGATGACGGTGGCGCTCCTGAACACGGCATCAAATACGTTCCCGCCGCACAGGTGCAGGACGTGGCGACGCCACCAATACGCCTGCCAACCGCACTATCGCTCATGATAGAAAAAGGCGTTGACCCCGAGCAAAACGGCTATTGCAGGGTAATCGACGTTGAAAAATTTTTGTGCGCCAAGCTTGGGCGAGAATGGTCGGCAACAGGAATGTCGATCGTTTCGCTGGTTGAAGAATTGTCCGCAGCACCCGCAAAGCAGGAGGGCTGACCGATGGAAGTTTCACGCAGATCATTTCTACGGGGAATGCTGACTGTTGCTGCCGTCGCAACGGTTGTTTCGCCTATCGATTTAGTTACACAAAAGCTGCCAGTTCTTTATGCAGATGGTATCAATGACGATACAGATGCTGTCAACGCTTTGGTAAACGGAAAACCGTTCGTTGTCGAAGGTCAGGTTGTTGAAGCTAAGTCGGGCGTACTCAGGGGCGCTAACATTATGATTTCTCGGCCAATTGAAGTGTCGAAACCTGACGGCTGCATAATCGCAGACTGCATTATTCGCTGTATGCCCAACTTCAAAGGCGAGCACATGCTTAGAATCAATATTGCATCGCGCGGATCGCATATCGCAAGAAATTACTTCTACGGTTGCGGTTCAAAGCAGGAGGGCTGAGACATGGACGTACTTGAACGAGCAGAGTTTGAGGTGAAGACGTTCGACAGGCCGTCGAAAGAAAGCGGCCTCAAACTGATTGCGGAGGTAGCCTGCCTCCGCCAACTCCTATCCGAAGCAGAGAAGCGCGAGTCTGAGGCAAGGGCGGCGGCGCTGGAGGAAGCTGCGAAGGTGGCTGAGGCCGAATACAAGCGCCATTGCACCGGCAGTGGCTTTGACAGCCAGCCAGCACGATCAACAGCGCATCGCATCCTTGAGGCTCTCAAAGCCCTGCAGTCGGAGGATCGGTGATGGTGAAGCTGACTAAGCCGCAGCTTGAGCTTTTGAGAGACGTGGCGCGAGGCCACGACCATTGCGTTCAGGAGTATAGACCCGGGCAAGCACTGGTTTCCAAAGGTCTTTGTGTCTGGGCAACCATGTCGCGCCTTGAGATCACCGACGCCGGCCGAGCGGCGCTTGAGAGGAGGGAGGCCGAGGCAGTGACAAAATCCATGCATGCTGAGGCGCAGCGTTTTCTGGCCAACAAGCCGAAGGCTTACGGGGACAATCCATGACCAGACGATCCGACAACGACAACACGCCTAGCGGCAAGGTATACACCTTGGCCGAAGCCGCCGAATACCTGCGACTGACAAACCGAGGCGTGGCAAAGATAGCCAAACAGCACGGACTTTGCATGGTGCGAGGTCGTGATATTCTTTTTACCGATAAAGACATCGATGCAATCAAGGATGTATTGCGATGCCCCTCAAACTCTATAAGCGCGGCAAGGTCTGGTGGATCTCCGGCACTGTCCATGGACAAGTTGTCCGCGAGTCTGCTCGCACAGAGCAAAAAGAAGTCGCGGAAGCAATCAAAGCCAAACGTGAAGCTGGCCTCGTAAGTGACCATGTGTTTGGCCCGAAAGCCACGCGAACCTTTGCACAGGCGGTCGATTCGTATTGGAAGGCTGGTGGAGATAAGCGGTTCACCGGCAACCAATATGACGATGGAACGCGCGATGGACTTCTGAACCATTTCTTCGACACTCCTCTCAAAGACATCCAGCAAAACGACCTTGATGAGGCGGCGCGCACGCTCTATCCGACCGCGCAGCCAGAGACGCGCAATCGCCAGTGCTACACTCCGTTCATCGCAGTATGGAACCACGCGGTAAAGAACGGCTGGGCTGATGTGCGGCAGTGGTCTCGACCAAAAAAGCAAAAAGGCACGAATGTAGCTCGGCTTGCGAATCGTCGTGCGGGCACCTTCCCGGTATCCTACGATCATGCAGCTCGTTTCATTGCTGCTATGTCTCCGGCCCCTGCTATGGCTATGACGGTTCTATTCTTCACCGGCCTTCGCCCTATCGAGTTATTCGCTCTTGAGGCAAGCGAAGTGAATGTAGAAGGCCGGTGGATAACACTTACCAAGACAAAGACGGGTGAGCCTCGCGGGGTTCCGATACATGAGTTTATTGCTACTATATTCGAATCGCTTATGAAGCGAAACGACTTCGATGAAGTGCCGGAGATCATGCGAACTCCTCGCGGCAACCGATACAAGGAAATTATCTCGGATAAGGAGAATGAAGGCGGTGGTGGACTAAAAGGAGCTATCAACGGAGCGCGGCGCCGTACGGGCATCAAAGATATAGCACCATACACTGGCCGACACTCATGCTCTACCGCTTTGGTTGTTGCCAGTGTTCATCCACACATCAAGGACCAGATCCTTGGCCATGCTGCCGATAGCATGAGTCGGCACTATACCAATGTGCCGCAAGCTCCATTGATCGAGTCGATAAATAAAATCCCAGTTCCAGAAGCATGGCATCGATTGCCTTGGTTGGAAGATCCACTTGGATGGTCTGGGAAACTTGTCGAAGGGACAGGTAAACGCAATGATCTCGACAAGAAAGACGATTAG